ATGAATAAATTTAGAATTTTTCTGTATTACTCGGGACTTGTAGACATGAAAGCAACTGAAACAAGGGATGCCGTCAAGGGTGTATCCATGGAGTTTCTTTTTTACGGCGAACACGGGGAGCAGGTAGAACCTACCGTTTCCGCTGACGGAGTATCCGGAACCAGGCGTGGTAAGTCGTTTCTGTCTGAGGATAAGCTGCATAAAGTCAGCTATGTTCCCGGCATTTACGACGGTACTTTTGAGATGACTGTCGGATCAGATGGAAAGCCAGTCCTTAAACTGGTGGATGTGGACTTTGTTGGCGCTGCTGTTATTTCGCTGAAAGATGGCGGAAACGGTAACGGCAAGGGTGACAAGTAATGTTAGTTATAGCCCGTCATAACGGGTTTGAATATATCCTTGCAACTGTTGATTCGACCGAAGCAGCACTTCCGGAAGATCATTTTCCGGAAGATGCCCCGGAAGATACTCCGGAAGTAGAAGAATCTACACAGGTGGTAGACGATACCCAGCTGGAACAGTCGCAGGATGTCACATATAATTTTGTAGTGTTATTTGCTCTCGGGATAATCGCAGGACTTTTGTTCTTTTCGATTCTTTCCCGGAAGTGGGATTGAGAGGTGTGTATGATTTTTTCAAATTATCTTTTCGGTAGTTATGTAGGTTCTCTCTTGGTTGGAATAGCACTTGGTTTTACATTGGGCTTTATCGCATGGGCGATTGGCTACGCGATTTTCGCGTTTACTAAATTTTTTAAGATGGCTTAGTTAGGGAAAGGAGGAAATGACTATGAAATTAGCAGGTATTTTAGCCGCTGCACCAACTATGGATCTTTCTGGTATCCAGACAGCAATGACGAGTGCTTTTAAGCAGGTACAGGCAGGTGCATCTGATATGATTACCGCTGCAGTTCCTTTTGCGTTGGTTATCATCGGTACAGTTTTAGCTGTTACCGTTGGTATCAAGGTATTTAAAAAGCTTACTGCTCAGGCTTAGTCTTTGCAGAAAGTTGGTTATCACTCAAACGAGGGTAAGGGATTTGTGCCCTTGCCCTTTTTTGTATCTCATTGGTTTAACGCTGCGGCGCTGATCCGGATGATCTGCAGAAAGATTTGAGATACATGGAAAGGGAACATCCATGACTAATTTTCAAAAAAGGAAAAAACTTGATCTTCGTAAGTTCATAAACCGGACGAAAAACCGCTTCCAGCGTGTCCGGAAGTTCTGCCGCATTCATACCCTTCCTGTACTGGTTGCGGTTGGTATTATGGTATCTGTTATTTTTGCCAGCTACCAGAACGCTTATGCTACCGGGCTTGAGGAATATTTTTACTATACATATTTTGATCTTATGAGTGGACTTTTTGCGGAAACCGGAATGGATTTTGGTTTGAAAGATGATTATTATACAAAGTCTGACCGTGTGTCTGGTAAACAGGTATGGGATAACTTCTGTACATGGGTTGAGGAAAAGGCAAAAACGCTTGCCTTGCCTGTGGAAGTTGTAAATAAGACTGTTTTTGACGAACTTAAGGATTTACCTAATAAGGTTACATCTGCCGGGGCTAGTATGTCGGAAAAGCTGTCGGAGTTGTTGGCTAAGATTTTGCCAACTTTTGCGTCTGATACTTCGGGCGGTGGCTGTTCTGAAATTGAATCGTTTGAAGCGGCGGCGGCTATTATAGCGGCTGTTTGTGGTACGTCTGCTAAAGATGTACCGGAGTATGGTTGGTTTGGCAATGGATATATGTTAGATATTTTTACGGATGGTAAGGTTATTTATATTACAGAATTTGATCGCGCTGTTGATTTGGGAGACCTCGTTTTTAAATATTCTGATGGTACTCAATCTGGGGCTACTTATGGTATTAAATTTTCAGACGGCTTATATTATTCGGATGTGAAAATCTATTCATTGTCTTCTTATTCTTGGATTGTCCATAATGGGGTGTTTGCTGGTGCTGACGGTACATCTGTAAATGATTATGCAAAAGTTAAAACTGTAGACGATAACACGGTATATGTTCCAGGTGTTGGCTATAAGACCAACTGGGATATATGGAAAGATATAGTGAATGATAAAGCAACAACAGACACAGAGGAAGAAGCCTGGAATTCTCGTTATAATTTTGACAAGGATAACAAGGATGATAAGGAAAAAAAGAAGAAAGACAACGAAAAAGATAAACTTCCTGTTGCAATTCCTATTGTTTTCCCGAACAAAAAACCGGATTCTACGGAAAAAGACACTGAAAAAGATACAGAATCCGGTGTTCCAGGAAAAGATCCATCTAAAAATCCGATGATTAATCCTGACACCGGACGTTATATTGATCCGGATACCGGATATGATATTGATCCCGATACTGGTAAGCTGATTGACCCGGACACCGGAGAGCTTATTGAACCGGATATTCCATCTACTGCAGGTAAAGCCGGAAACTGGAAGCGTCTCTTTCCGTTTTGCATCCCTTGGGACATGATGGAATTGATTAAATCCATGCAAGCGGATAAGAAAGCGCCTGTGTTTGAGTTTAAGTATACGTTTAAGGCAGTCAACTATACCTGGGTGGTAAAGGTGGATATGGCTGATTATTGGAAATATATTAAAATTTTCCGGTGGGGAATGACAATATTTTTTATCATCGGGCTTTTCTTTTTAACTGTTAAATTTACTACATTTGTTCAACGAATGGGTGGTTAGGGGGTGTGACTATGAGTGTTTCTATGCTTAGACCGTTTTTCATATCTGTAGCAGGTGTCGTTGTGATCGTTCTAGTTGGCTTTCTTTGCGGCATCCTTCCGGAGAGTCCTTTCCTTGCTTTTATTCAGGCGGAGGAAGTCAATGACTATTTATCTGCTATCAATTACTTCGTGCCAGTTGACGCTTTCGTTACTATCGGCTCTGCATGGCTTCTTGCTGTGGTTCCTTGGGTAGTGTCGCAGTTTGCTATTTCCGGTGTGAAGATTCTTGGTGAATGGATTCCATTCACTTAAATAGATTGTATCTCAATTTCTTTTCCTGGCTTTATTGCTGCAGAAAGATTTGAGATACAGAAAGGGGAAAATATGATTTCTTTATATAGTGGGACTCCGGGTGCTGGGAAGTCCCTGCACCTTGCATCCCGGCTCCTTAATTGGATGAAATATAAAAACGCGCCAATCATTGGAAATTTTCAAACGGATTTTAGTTGTATCCAGAACCCGAAAGGTCATTATCTGTACATAGATAACTCCGATCTGACGGTTGATCGGCTTATTAACTTTTCAAAAAACTATTCCGAGTATGTCGGGCGCAGGGTGAAAGAAGGAGAAATCCTGCTGGTTATAGATGAATGCCAGATTATGTTTAATGCCCGGGATTGGGGACAGAAAAACCGCGCTGCTTGGTGTGCATTTTTCACCCAGCACCGGAAATTGGGTTATGAAGTTATCCTTGTCGCGCAGTTTGACCGGATGCTTGACCGTCAGATCCGCTCCCTGATCGAGTATGAATGGATTCACAGGAAGGTTTCTAATTTTGGTGTGGCCGGTAAGATCTTTTCTCTGCTCTTTGGTGGTAAACTCTTCGTGGCTGTGAAAGTCTGGTACCCGATGAAGCAAAAGGTCGGATCTGAGTTTTTTATGTTCAAGAAACGTTACAGTGGAATCTATGACACTTATGCTCTTTTTTCCGCACCAGATCAGAAACAGTTGTCTTGATTTATTTTGTGTATCTCATTCTTCCGGACGTTTCCGGCGCCTGTAAAAAGTTTTGAGATACAAGCGGAGTCTGTCGCGCCCCGGGTAAGCTGTGACGCGGGGGATCGAGGGGGCGCGGGGGGGCGGCTTGCCGGGGGTGTGACCACGGGGCTGTAATACGTGGTCTGAAAATACACAACTAATTCTTGCTAAACTCTGATGAATACTTACTTTGAACCCATTTTTGTAATTTCGTAGAATTGCAATTCTACGAAAAATTATTTTTACATGGAGGTGGTTATTTTGATTGACAAGTTGTATATTAAAAAATCTTTTATATACAATGAGTTTGATGAGGTTGAAAATACATACTGGTTTGATTTTAAGCAAAAAAAGTTTCTTCATAATATTGATACATTTTATTATTCCGTCAAGTTCAAAAATGATTTTACAAATGATTCTAAGGACTTGAGTGTGAAACGCTTCCGTAGGAAGTTTGATGCGATTGGTCAGGAATGGGAAAAACTGAATGATTATTCGTCTGGTGTGTCCTTTTTCTTTGATGGTCTGCCTGGTGCTTTGAACTACAAACCTTTTAGTTATGCCGGATGGTACAACATTTGTTTGGAATGTCCGGAGTTATTTGATATCTTTTTCGCTCCAAAAGTTCCGCACTCTTCTGATAATGGTGATTCAGTAACCTGTGAATGTGTGGTGCAGATTCGTAGTTATATGCTTTGGATGTATGGGGTTCATATAGCTTATGAACGTTCTTATGAGTATGTAAAAGCGATTGCAGATTATTTTGGACTTGAAATTGATTTTGTCCAGGAGAACCGTGTGGACTATTGTTGGCACTCTAACTATTTAAAAAACCCGGAAAAGTTTTTCAGTCCGGAAAACTTCTATAAAATGCGTGTGGATCGTTTTAAAGATGCATTATTACATACTTCCAAAAAGGGATCAGAAGATTTTGAGATTGATTATCTTGCTATCGGAAAGCGATCTGATAAAATTTTTATTCGAATTTATTTGAAATCAAAGGAAGTAGTTGAAAAAGGTTATAAACCATGGTTTTTTAAAGTTTGGTTGTTCAATGGACTTATTAACAGATATGATATGTATTGTTATGAGTACGCATTTTTAAAACATAGTTGGAAAGCTTTAGATTATGGTCGATTGCAGTATTATGCAGAATTTGGACGTCAAAAACATTATGTTGAGAAATGCCGCAGGATTTTAACAAAAAAAGAAGATATTTCGCCGGATTCACTTCATAAGCTCGCTGATCTGCTTACTCCACCTGTTAATTTGATTATGAATGTGGAGTTCCAGACAATGAGGAAACATACAAAAACATATGAACTTTTACCTTTCTTTGATAATTCGTCTAAGGGAGAGGGAAAACGTGTTTATGATTATTTTGACAACTGGAAACTCATTTGTGATTATCTTACAAGTAAAGTTTTACGGTTAGTTGAACCCCATGAACCCGGAAAAAATGATTCAAATAAATCTCGCCGTGATTTGTGTCCTTTCTGGAAAGCTCTCCGCAGCTGTAAACTTACGGATGCATTTATACCGGATGATCAGAAATCACTTGTTAGAACGTATACAAGAAAACTGAATAGTGAAGTTGTGAAAGCTCGCGCTGTTAAATCTGCTATAACATATGGTATTTATACCCGTGGTATTAATAGTGATGATCCTTTGAGGGATTGTATTGAGGCGCTTTGTATGCTAAACGATAATGATGTTGAAGATGCAATTCGTTTTAAAACAAAGAAAATCCGCCAATTCAATTCGGATGAATTAGCGGATACAATGAAAAATGCTGTTAAGCGTTCCAGTAACCTTATGATTATTGATAAAGATACCGGAGATATAATTTTCAACTCTTAGCTTTGTTATAACATGAAAAAGCCGAAAAGTAAAGGCGAATGTTGCAAAGTGATGGTATATCTCCAGATAAGGAGGGTTTTTATGAATGTACAGATAGCTTACAATTTATTTTTAGTGGATCATGAAGCATATTGCTCTGAACAGTCTATTGTATATTATCGATTTAATGTGCAGAAATTTGTTGATTTTCTGTCTGATCAGATTGGATCAGCGCCCGATCTGATCGAGTGTGATGTAATTTCCCGGGAGTTGGTGCTTGCATATCTCTCCCAGCTCCGGGGAACCGGTTGTAAAAATACTTCTATCAATACTTATTTCAGAGCCGCAAAGGTGTTTTTAAACTATTGCATTGATGAAGGCTACTGTTCTGCTGATGTTTTGCGGAAAGTAAAATTTCTGAAAAAAGACAATGCTCCGGTGCTTCCTCTTACGCAATGGGAAGTTGATGAAATTGACGGTTGTTATAATGATAAAACAGAATCCGGACTTCGTAACCTTTGCATTATCCATTTGATGCTGGATGCTGGTTTCCGTCTCGGTGATGTGGTGTCTCTTACATTTAAGGGAATCAATTTCAAACTCAATTACCTGACAATTAAAGGTAAAGGGGATAAGTTCCGGACAGTGTTTCTTTGTCCTAAATTAAAACGGATGCTTTACCATTATTTGATCAAATACCGGGCTTACACTCCGGAAGATGATTTTCCGGTGTTTGCTCAGGTTGGAACAACTGAACCAATAACAGAAACGTCTGTGAAAATGGTTTTTGCCAGATTAAAAAAGCGATCCGGTATAGATCGGTTGCATCCGCATCTGCTCCGGCACACATTTGCAACGTCTTTTATTATTGGTGGCGGCAATTTGGAATTTCTGCGAATAATGTTGGGGCATAGTGATTATGCAACAACTAAGATGTATTTGCATCTTGCCCAGCAGTCGAAAATGTTACATTCAGATGTTTATAGATTAGACCCGGTATTTTTTCAATCTGGGTATTAAGGAGGAAATTTTGGATATTAAAAAATTTACTATAATGCTTGATGAATATGTTGTTGTTGATCCTGTGGATGGTTTTTGTTACTTTTGGTCTAAGTCGGAATTTGAGGCGAATCTTTTTTTTAAGGTTAATAAATCGCTTCGCGCTTCTCTTTTGCATGTATAATGTATCTCAATGTTGAATGGCAGCGGCGCTGATCAGGAAAATCGGTTTTGATTCGTGAGATACATTTTGAAATGTATTACAATTTCTTTTCCTGGCTCCGGTTGCTGCAGAAAAATTGAGATACAACGAAAAAGGACTTCCATCTCTGGAAGTCCTTACTTTTTAT